ATAAAATTAATCATAATAAAAACTTTGAAATAGACGATGAATATTGGGAAAAGGAATATGACAATTGGGAGGAGGGGGTAGATTGGTACTTCGATGACTCTGGTGATTATCGAGGTACCAAGGTTCCGGAAAATGTTGAAAAGATAATAATAAGAATAAAATATTGGTGTAATAATCGTATATACAAGTATATCACGAACGATATTAATCACCCTTGGCCACCCAAGGAACCCGAAGGTATCAATGTATATATACCTCTCAAGAGTGCTAGACTTATGGATCACGATGATAAACCCATAAAGGATCTAATGAACAAGATAGAAAGATACACCGGACCCCGCAAAGACTTTCACGGTGAAAAGGTTAAGATTGCGGATGTTTTATATTATACAGAGGATGACATCCCCCCGCGTATTAAAATAACAAATATACTGGGTATGACTAAAATAGTTGATACTAAAAATGGATTTTTTAGTGATCTTCGGATACCTTAGTTGCTAAGTAAAACTTGAGATCACCGAGATTAGCAACATTGTATTTTAGTATTAAAAACCTGTTTTGGTCTTCCTGCATAATCTGAACTGTAGAGCACATACTCGTGGCTTTAGTGAAGATATTTACATATCGAAGAGAATATACACCAGCCATTGAAGGACTATGCTCCGGGCATTCTATTTGTGTTTCTTGATTTGCAAAATCTCCCTCGCATGATAGTTTCAATTTGTTTTCATATCTTTCAATTTTGATTTCTGTGCCTATGTTGGACATATCCCTACATATGCGTTGAAAGTCTACAGAAGGCATGGGTGTTGTGGTGGTCATGGTCATATCTGGAACCTCAATTTGATTTTCGTTTATATCCAGCAATTTGAGTGCAAAGTTAGTCGATGTTTTCTTTTGTTCATTATGAATCTCTATTTTCATAAACTCCTTACAATCAATTTTTAACATGAGAACATCGTTATTGGTTATCACCTTTAACAGTTTAAACATATTTGTCACGTTTATACCCGCGTCTATATCCGTGTCGCATGTATATTCTTCAAAGTTATCAGCTGATAGGTGCATATCAACTAGAGATGTCCTTGCTGTGTCCAATGTCACTATAGAAACTCCATCTTTTCTAAAGTAAACATTCACATCGTTGAGTATATCTTTTAATACTTCAAATGTAGCTTTGATAGCTGAAGCCTGAACGGTTACTAACTTCATACATTAATATTGTAATTATTTCTTTATATTTGAATATGCTTCCGTGACGCTTTTATTTATTTTCGCTTGAAGCTCCGGTGTCATCGCCGGCTGAAGGGATCTTCCGTATTCGTCTAATGTAAAGTGTGATCCCGTACCTTCACCATCTAGAGTAGTCATACCACATCCTCCAAAATCACATGATTCCAAATCTTTCACTGGAAGGAGGGAATCCAACCAATTTCTTATCTCATTACCAACTAATAATTTTCCATTTTTTGTGAGCAAAGTGGGTACCCTATCTAATTTTGTCCTGAACTGTTGAGGTATACCGAGTCTGTTAACATCATGATATTTTACAATCTGTTTCAATTGTGGGTTTTTTTCTATGTACTCGACAACCTCCATACTATGTTTACACTTTGTGCTAAAAATGAGGTAAGACATTTAAAATAAATTGGTAAAAAATATTTCTTTTTTTTACTCACATATATTAAATGATATTGATTATATTTATTATTATCATACTTTATCTCATTACGGTGTCTCCCAGGAAAGAGGGGTTTGATGATGTAGGGTTGGATCTTTCAAATTATACAGAGTCAGATAGTGTAGAAATAACTAACGATTTGATGCAAGACCTTGTTTTGGCCACTAATGAATATATATCAAAAGAGACAGATTTATGTTTTTACATAATTGAGACTATATTTGTAAAAAAATACATTCATAATGAATCTAAGCAGGTTGCGTATAAATGCATGTTTATGGCTGTAAAACACGGTGGATTCCCATATGGCTTTTCTGTCGTTTCTGAAATATTAAACTTTAACGGAACCCTAAAGGTTTATAGTGTTAGGTCGAATGATATAGAACATTCTAAACCATATTCTGGTGATGAACCTGGGGCTAAGTTTGTTAATTATGACGAGGTAAGGAAAAGTGAGTTAGATTCTATAAAAAATTATTCCATTTAATAGTAATGATCAGTATCAATGATATCTCCCGGATAACTGAGAAGAAAAACAAGATAAAAAAAGAGACGTACATGCGTATTTACGAGCAAATATCCAGAAAACTTAAGCAAACTGTGAACGTTGGTGGTAAATATGTGTACGCGGAAATACCAGCGTTTGTATTAGGGTGCCCAAATTACGATAGATACAAGGCTACTGGCTACATAAAAAGACAGTTTGAATTAGGTGGTTTTATAGTTACGGTACCAAATGATTTTCAATTATTAATAACATGGAGAATCAAAAAGGAAAAAGAGAGAAAGAAAAAGGAAGAAAATGCCGATGAAGATTTTCCTACCCTCGTCAATTTGAAAAAGTTTGCAAATAAATACAGGGGATATGCGGGAAACACTTGATAAAATATTCCCCGTACATTTATAATGGACAATCTCAATATCTTAGTTGAGGCCAAAAAGGAATATCTGGAACAGCTCTCTATACTCATGGCTCCTCCCATGATTGAGGTATATGAACAGGTGTACAATGAGGCTGTAAAGCTTTCCAAGGGTAGAAAGGTCCTCATAATGTTTCAGAAACTCTTACAGGAAGTTCCTAATTGGAACGAAACTATCGCTAAACAAAACTCCGATAATATTTCTAACAGGTGTGCCTGGTACAAGGATTTACTGGCCGCTGTTTTTGTGAGTTCCGTTAAGATTTTATCAGCTGTGAGACTGAGTAAAAACTCTAAAAAGTTTTCGGTAAAGATACCATCTAATGAAGTATTTATTCACACGTGTTTTATAAACGCAGCTAAAGATCTTTACCAGGACCCTTATATCTATCATGAGAATCAAAATGAACACACTAGAAATGATAAACTTTATGAGCGGTTTTGTGTCTGTATAGAAAAGTCGGTAAAGGAACTTATTCCCGTTCAGGACATTTTACAGACTTATATGTTACAGGAGAATGAGTTTGATCCCAGTGATGCTAACATCGAGGATCCAGATGTCGACGAGGCTCCCGATGAGATACCCATGGGTGAGGAACCCCCTATGGGTGAGGAACCCCCTATGAGTGAGGAACCCCCTATGAATGAGGAGCAGCCCCCAATTGATGCGGAACCTATACCCCCAATCGACGCGGAACCTATACCCCAAACGAGCCCGTTAGATAACGAGTTTAGACAGGTTTCTACTGTTCCCCAGGGGGCACCCCCACCTCCTCCGCCTGACATGACGGAGCCCGAGTCAGAGCCCGAGGAGTCTGAGGATCTTTTCCCAGATGCACCAGATTCCAATGTAAAAAAAATTGGTAGATATTAAATATGGATATCGACGAGTATCTTAGAAACCCCGCATCCGCCGCTGTTATTGCAGCTATCATTACATCTGGATACATATATGGTAAATCCCGCTTAAACAATGAAGGTACACTTCCCATGAGTGCCTATGCTAAACCCTCATCCCTCGTCGCAATTTTAGTTTATTTCATAGTTGATAATGGTATAGGTAAACGCGAAACTATTTCCACCGATGCATTTAATTAAAGAATAATCACATAGTATATAATATAATGGCTTCCGTGACCGCTTTCACTGACATGCTCGGTCAATTTCTTCTTGAACTCCATAAAACTTTTCCAGAAGAGAAGACCCTTAAGAAATACATCAATGCCTTTGAAATGATGAAGGGTACTAACCCCCGACTCATCGTAAATGGTTTCATGGATAGTGTGACACCCCATGCAGCCAAGATTAGTGCCCGAGATGATTCGTTTTTCACCACGGATGCAGAAAACATTGACTTTTTGAAAGAAGTTAATATCAAGAAGAATTGGCATAACGCGTCCGATAATACGAAGGGTGCGATCTGGCAGTATCTCCAGACCCTTTACATGCTTGGTACCACTATCACGGCTATTCCAGCTGATACACTCTCGATGATTGAAAATGTCGCTAAAGAGTGTGCTGACAAGATGCAGGGTGAAGGTGGACAGATTGACGAGAATAAATTGCTTCAGTCTATGCAGGGTATGTTGGGTGGTATGATGAAAAAATAAAAGTTTAATATATAAATATGACCTCTTGGTTCCAAAATCCGATAGAATTATTTAGGGTTGATAAGATTCATGAGTTTTGGCCCACGGAAAAACAGACAGCAGAGGAGCGTATAAACGCCGCATCTAGATTTATAATATATGCTACATGCATTCTATATCTTATTCGTAGGGACATTAGAGTTTTTATTTTGGGTGCAATGGCGCTGGGAGTTCTTTATATAATGGAACGTAACGATATGGTAAAGTTTTATGATTGTGAAGGATCTAGTGGAAAGGATTTAGATGGTAACGATGTGTCTGAATCTAACAGATGTACAGAGGTTAATTCGTCTATGGAAGATTTTGATACCGTAAAATATGGCCCCTCTCGTTCCCGAGGTGTGGGTCCAGAGTATCATCAAAATGCTTTCGATAGACAGTTCATATCTTCCCCACATGGTGGGGATCAAACTGAGTTTGCTGAGTGGCTCTATGGTAAAAAGAATGCCTCTATGTGTAAGACCGATCCCTCTTCATGTGATCCAAATGCGAGAGGTGCTCAACTCGAGGCTTTTGGGGGAGTCCCCTCCGATGGTGTCTTCCGTTGAACATTTTCTTAGTCAATAGTAAATGGCGTACCAGCTTCAGCCTGGACTCAAAATAGTGCAAAATCCCGCGGTCCCACCTAAGTGTGCGACTGAAGAAGTTTTTGTTTATCCCCAACCGAGTACTCTCAGTTATGGTTCCAGTCGTCCCAATACCATGTTGTATGGAACTGCACCCTATATGGCCGGTAAAGGTTCCCCAGCACAGTTCATCGATGTGAGTGATCAGTTGAGGCCCCAGACTACTTCCCAGTTCAATAGGCGATACACTACTGAATACACACCCATAAACAATGTGCAATGCAACTTACCTCTTAAATCTATGACATATGAACCCGCTAGTACTCGTGCCGATTTACAAAACGACATGTTTCAGCAAAGGTACCGTTAAAAATAATATTATTTACCATTAAGAATGGCCGATCCCATTTCAATTTTTGCTATTGCCGGACTAGCATATGCTGGTAAAAAATTAAGTGAAAGACGTGTAGAAAAATTGGAACCGAAGCAAATAGCTCCTCCTAGTATTGCACCCGAATATGGGGGTCCCAGGTTTGACCCTCCTATAGATTATGGTTCTAGTGTTGTCGAAAAAAAGATTGAAATGCCTACATTTTCTGATGTGGCCCCGCAATATAGAACTTCAGGATCCGAAGTATTAGATATGAGAAATAGAATGTATGATGCAGGTCGAATGAACAATTTATCACCCATTGAACAGCAGCTGGTGGGTCCGGGTATAGGTGTTGGTCCCGATGTCGCTTCTTACGGTGGATACCAACAGTTGTTTAGGGTTAATCCCGAAAATGTAGGAGCTTATCGTCTCACCACCCTTCCGGGTAGATCTGGTCCCGCTCATGATCCCATGGGTGGTCGACGTACAGTTGATCCTAATGTTGGTTTTAATCGCCCCGAAAAAACTGCTTTCCTCCCTGATCGCCGCCCAGCTACCCTCGGTAGGGCCCAGGGTATGAGTGCCGTGGTTCCCCGTGGGGAGCATGAACATGGGAAGCGAACTACTAACAGGTCCGAAACAGGACAGCGTACAGATGGTCTTCAATACGCTGGTGCCAAGCGTACAGTGTCTAACTTAGCAGTTCCCCAAAACCCTACCAGGAATAAGAAGGATGGTAACATGGAGCAGTTCGCTTATAATAATCAGCCAGCGCCGGGTATTCACAAGTTTACTCATGGATATCTCAGTTCCCCGGGTTCTAAGATTGGTGAGAGTAGGGTATATGGAACTGGTTACACCGTTGAACAACTCAAGGAATATGGTTTTAGACCAGAGGATAGACGTGGTAAAGCTAATCGTATGGCTAATGCTGGCCGCATGAATGTTCGCGACAAACCCCTCAATCAGAATGGTATGCTCACATCGGTCAGAACGGATGTATCGCGTACGGATGGTCGTTTTAACCCTGTCAGTGGTGGATGGACACAGCAGTACATAAATAGTTCCCATCATCAGTTGAATCCTTACAAGGGTCACATGAACCCTCACGCAACCAATGCAAGCCTCGATACCGCTAAACGTCAGCTTTCCAATAACCCTTTAGCCCATAGTATTAACTAAAAATTATTTAACCCAATTACATGTACTAAAACACTTATTAAAATATTGTTCATATATTTTAATGAGCGTATACTCGCTAGACATAGATAGTAGCGAACGTGACCCTATAGTTTATGAGAATCCGAATGATTACGTTATTAAACTTAAAAATCCAATTTACAATGTGACAAAAATATCATTAATATCAGCTCGTATACACGCCAGTCAATTATTAATAAACGATAGAAACAACACATTCACGATCGATAATACAACAGTGATACTTGATAATAATAATTATAATGGTAAAACTTTAGCGGCCGAACTTGTCCAAAAAAGTTCGAATATCACATCAGCGGTATATGATTCCAATACGAATGTTATAACCATGACTGGGTCACAGCCTTTCACTATGAGATTTTATGATGGTACAAATGGATATAATACTACAGTAAATGGAATGACCACACCCCATGATATATTGGGTTTACCAGCTAAGAATGTATCATCAGTCGGAAATACTTTAACTACGGGAAGTATAAATCTTCAGGGGCCAGACGCCCTGATATTAAAACTCTCCAGTGGCTCAGATGAGTTTAATAAGACCGTGTTTTCTGAATCCCCGTTTTATACAGGTAGAATACTAATGTGTGGAGATGTTGTAAACTATTCAGGTGCAGATGATACAGTTGAACATACATTTCACGGTGGGCCACAGAATGAGATAAATAGCCTGAGGGTGCAATTTTTCTATAGTAGTAATAATCGACTCATTCCATACGATTTCAGAAATGCTAATCACATCATAAAACTTTCGATACAATGTACAACAGATAAACTAGTAAATGAGGAAAAACCAAAATTGAACATGCGTGACATCGAGATAAAGGATGAAAATGAAGATGTTACGAATCCTCAAAATTGGAATGCTTTTTTAAATATTTTTTTAATAGTGATAATGGGAATTATATTATTATTTAGTTCAACACGGTCAAATGTTTATCGCGTAACAGCGAAAACGGGCTGAGACTTCTGAATACGGGGGCGAGCCATACTCACCAAGTTAAAGATCACCACAGAGAGGATAGTCGTCACGACGGCGGTGGCACCGAGGCTAATACCAGAGTTATTCTTACCCTTGACAACCTGGGACAGAAGCCAGCGAACAAGATCCATCCACGAGAGAGCGGCGGCGAAGGAGAAACCAGCGACAACAGCCGTGAGAGACTGGGTTTCGAAATCACGGGTCATAAGCTTGAGAGCGTCGGCGGTAGAGGCGTCCATTTTTTTATAATGTTAATAAATATTTTTATTCTGGTAATAATTCTTCTAAGTATGCAATTTTTTTATATTTTTTTTTATGATATCCCTTCATCTTATTATGGAGTTTATCATCTTCGTCCTCATCCTCATCCTCCTCATCATCCTCATCTGTATCCCCGAGTGATTCAGATTCCGAACTTTCATCCCTCACTTTAAATTTCTTATAATCAGAAATCGTCCACCCCTGAGGCTGTGATGTGTTCATTACTATCAATAGCATTTTTTAATATTTTTTCTGACGGATTACTGGGTTTCCAATCATCCCATAGTTCATATGCTGCGTTAATATCCTTATATATCTGTTCATCCCCTGAATATGGTTCAAATGTCATATCAGACTCATCTACAACTTCTATATCAGATTCATCGGAGTCATCTGAATCGTATAAATCTGGGAAATGTGTTCCAATTTTTTTACCTACCGAGTTCATGGCACAATACTTCATACAATATTCCATATCCTTGGAAAGTATGACATTTCTTCCACAAGCTTTTGCATACTGCCCTGATAAAACCATACTTTCTTCTAAAACTGGTTGAATTATATCAACCGCTGCCGAATAAACACTTTGCGTATCCATCTTGTATTCTTAATATATTATGACTAAGCGCATAAACTCTAAGTTGTCTTTCGGAAGTTTCATTAAATAAGTTCAGTGATAAATGTTGCTCTTTAACAAAACTTAAATTAACTTGTCCCGTTGGGTACCATCTCTCTGGTTCTAATGCAAAACTATAAGAATAAAATCTCCTAAATAACTGTGTACGAGAATGGTGTATACCACTTTGTACTGCCCTGAGGTGTACCAGGTTTCCAGTGGTTTCGTTTAAAATATCTCTTTCATCGAAACGAATGGTCATATTTTTCAAATGTTCATAATTGTTGTAAAATGTACCAGCTAATTGATATGAATTATCATAATCAAATGGATGTACATCCTCACCCACCCTCTGAATGACAAAATAAAGTTCCTTTACTGGGTTTATAAATTGTAACTTCATACGATGCGACGTTTCATTGGCTGGTACCTGTGAACTTTCAGACTGTACCTGTGTAATTATATATTCGTGATTCGTTGATTCGAACTTAGTTTTTTCTACAGAATCCAATAGAATCATTTCTGTATCCAAAACAAGACTTTTTATAAGATCATTTTTAGATGTTATCTGATTGAAAACTACTGAACTAGAATCAATCTTACAGACACATTTATTTTCGGGTCTCAATTTTACAACAACCTGAACCTCTTGTTTTGTTAATGCACACAGAGGTATACTAAGCTCCGGGTTATTGTAAAAATAAAATGGTAAATCCACAAAACATTCAAAAGGTTGAGATTTACCATGAACGTTTCCATTCATAAATGCAAAACTATTTATGGGTGTACCAGACAGTTCTGAATCACTCTTTCCAATTAATTTTTTTAAATTAGTCTGTTTAGTCTGTGTAACATACTGTTCGGAATGTATCTGAAGTATATCACTGGGTAAATGTTGAACCAGTAAGTCTCCTATGTAAAGATCCACATATTCTATCATTGCATGACCTATAGATTCAATGTAACCATACTCAAAGGCACCATCAGTTTTATTTATAGCATCTAGGGTTACTTTAAGACTCATAGTTTTTATGAGATCACCGCTATTTTGAGGTATTGTGCATCTTAGTGTACTACCGAAATCCCTCGTACCCTCAAAATCATGTTCTATATGATATTTTGAATAGGGTGTAAACTTTTTGAAATTTCTTAAAAAATATGTATATTCTGGATTTTCTGTAAAATAAACATCCTGAAGGCCCCTCGTGACCAATTGGACACGACCAGCCATTACTACTATAAGTTTCTAAAATTTTAAACCAGCTAAACCACTTTCCACGTGTAATATATTATGATTTAATGCGTATATATTCACAGTTATATCATTTAGTGCATCAGTTTCATCTAATTCTATAGTCATTTTCTTGTGCATTATCCTACTCATATTTATATGTCCAGATGGATAATACTCTTCTGGGTACATGGCAAATGAATAGGTATAAAACTCATGGGCCGGAGAGGGGCACCCGGTGTGATGTCTAAGGGATTGTTCATATGATAAATATTTTCTCCCGTGACTAAATAATTCTTCACCGTTACATTCGAGGGAAATATTTTTTATAAATCTATGGTCAGATCTCACATTAAAACTGGGTGACACGTGTAGGGTAGGGTCATCTTCCACTACTACCGGTATACATTCTTTACCATTTCTGACCACTGTATTTCTTTCTTCGACTACTGCGTTAAACAATAATTCCTTTACGGGGTGTTTAAATTGTATCATAAAAGATTTTTTTAATTCACCAGGTTTAAAAGTTATAGAAGACTTTTGTAATTGTGTGATCACATATTCAAGGGGTTTTGATTTCATATAATTTTTTTCTTCCTCTGTGATGTAAAAAAAATCTGTAATTAATGAACTTTTCAAAATATCCCCGGAACTTATTGGGGAAATAATCGGAGGACTAACACCCTTGTCAAAATCATATGCAATTTTATAATCGGGGGATTTATATTTTATTCTCACCTCCACCAATTGCTTTGTTATGGAACATACGGGTATAGCTAAACTGGGGTGTCTAAAAAAGTAAAAGGGTAAATTAATATACAAGTCTGTGTCACTCGGAAAGTTTATATGCCCCCCGTGACCATTTAAAAAATAAAGGGTCTGATCGGTATCATCTTTGTTACTGTGAAGTTGGTCGTACATGTAAATATAATCACCTGTTAATCTTTCCACAGGCTGACCACCTATAAGGAGATCTACGGTATCTATGATTCTAGAACCTATAGATGTATTGTAAAGTTTAGAGCTTGAACCTAAACCCTTTATTCTTATTTTCAAAATCATACTTCTGATGAGATCCCCTTTTGTTATGGGTATTCTACATTCGAGAGTATTACCCAATGAAGATTTACCATCAAATGGGGATTCTACAGCCTCTATAGAAAATCGTGAGTGACGTTTATAATTCATGAGAAAGTGTGAATACTGTGGTTGCCCCGTGAGCCATTGATCCTGGATACCAGTGATAGCTAATCTTACACGACCAGCCATTCTTAATACATGTGAGTAAAATATTCTAAAATAAAAGTTCGCAATATATTAGATGGATCTTAAATTAAGAAAGTTTAAACCAGAAACAATGGCAGATGATAAGGTCTGTGTGTTTATTGGTAAGCGTAACACGGGTAAATCCACACTCGTCACAGATATTCTGTGGCACAAAAAGCATTTACCAGCAGGTATCGTTTTGTCAGCTACAGAGGAGGGTAACCACTACTACCAACAGTATATCCCAGACCTTTTTATATACGGTGACTACGACAGGGAGGCTATAGAAAGAGTCATGGAGCGTCAAAGGAGGTTGGTGGGTGCGGGTAAAACAAATTGTGGTGCCTTCTTATTGTTGGATGATTGTATGTACGATAATAAGTTCATGAGAGACACATGTATCAGGCAGTGTTTTATGAACGGTAGACATTGGAAGATTTTCTTCATGCTCACGATGCAATACTGTATGGACTTACCCCCGGCTCTTCGCGCAAATGTAGATTATGTTTTTGTACTCCGCGAAAATATCATTCAGAATAGAGAAAAATTATATAAATCTTTTTTTGGAATATTTCCAAACTTTGATATGTTCAATAAAGTAATGGATGCGTGTACCGAAAACTTTGAATGTATAGTCCTCGATAATACATCTAAGAGTAATAGGATAGAAGACTGTGTTTTTTGGTATAAGGCTGCATTAAGAAAAAACTTCAAAGTGGGCGCACCCGAATATTGGCATGCTCATAAGAAAATGTTTAATCCCAAGGGTGGTAGGGGGCAAGATCCCAAGACTGCCAAGTCTAGAACCCCTGTTAAAATCACAAAAACAAAGTAATTAAAGAATTAGTGGTATATAAAAATACCAAGCCCTTGTAGCTCAGTTGGTCAGAGCGTTGGCTTTGTAAGCCAAAGGTCATGAGTTCAATCCTCGTCGGGGGCAAAACAAACCTAAGTTAAAGATTTATAAATAATATGTATATATAAAATGTTGCAACCCGTAAAGTGTCTCCAACATGGTGCTTCGATTCGTAAGTTTATCGACGAATCGAAGCACTTCGATACTTCTGATTTTCTCGAGAGAGAAGCCTCTAGGGGCAATGTGGATGCCAAAAATCTCTTGGCTATTGAGAATGCATCCGAAATCGCAAAGCGTATTATTCAACAATACTATGAAGATATTTTAAAATGTATCCGCAGAGAATCTAGGGTGGAAGGGTCTCTTATTTTAAAATGTAAAAATACAGAAAATCTTACAGTCTGTCCACATATTGATCAAGAGTTTGTGCATCTTGAAAAGGTTTTGGAAAATGGTGAAGATGGTCATGCCATCTATGTGAGAGTTGATAATGTAAAGAAGATTCTTTATGTTCATGATTCTATGGGAAAAGATGCATACTTGAATGAGTTTACTGATATTTTTGAATATAGATACCCAGGATATAAAATAATCGACAAATCACAGACTCTTCAACCCACAGGTGGATTTATACAAAGCACTATTGAGAGTTTCAAATGGAACATGTCTATAAAGGGTAATCCACAATATTTAAAAAAAGCATTGTTGGTATCACAGTATGATGAATTGTCTCAACATCACTTCTGTTACATTGAGTCATTTGTTGCCATGATGTATGACATGTTACATATGAAGAAAAATGGCCCCCATGACCCTAGAGACAGACTCATATTTATTAAAAAGGTCGTGTGGGGATTGATACATAAGTTTCATAGAGGGTGCAAGGATGATAAAGTGTGGAAGTACTTTGAAGAAATATTTCCACATGCCATGCTCACCAGGAACATGGATGGTACTAGATTGAGAATGAAAGATCAAACTTTTCAAATCCCAAAGGGAACAAACTTTAAAAAAATAATTAGAAAAATAGAAATGGAAAAAATAGATGATAGTTGGTCATTGAGGGATATACTTTTATGGTCTGCGAAATCCCAATGATCAAAAAAAATTATTTAATATAAAATGGCAACTGATGTTCGTACTATGAATCTATCCGATAATGATGACGGAATGGTCAACATTTCCACAAGTTTTGTGCCAGAAACCGCTGAAAAAAATGTTAGTGAAAATAAAACAACAATGGACTCTACACCCATTGCTGATGTTATGATGTCCCAACAGCCTCAGGAGATGGATATGATGGCTCCTCCCATGTCCCCTCAAACCATGATGATGCCCCAAACCATGACAGCTCCCACAGTCACCCCGTCTCAGGGTCCTGCTTCCTCGGCTAGCAAAAATCCTTTCAACCTTACTGATGACCAGATGCAGATTCTCATCGTCGCCGTGTGCACTGCTATAGCTATTAGTAAGCCTGTTCAGGAAAAGCTTGTTCAGTTTGTTCCTCAGTTTCTCAACGCCAACGGTAACCGTTCCCTTGTCGGATTAGGGGTTACCGGTGTTGTCGCTGGTGTCATTTTCTTTGGAGTGAAGAAATATCTTTAAAACTCCCACATTTCATTTTTTAAAGTCCAATAAGTAGGCAAGGTGGCAAGAAGCATACCAGAAAATACAATAGCCAATGCACCAGCTGTATCCTTTGTACTCCTACCAAAGTTTGAGAACATCTTTCTCACTCTCACTCTGGTAGTCGGAATAGCTTCGGACCATAAGGCCCACCACATGAACGTAGCCATTGTAACCATTAATAAAGCGGTAGTGCTCACACGTAATCTAGGTAATCTCAGGGATTGGTTAACAAGTATGGGTATTATGAATACCATCAAAAAGGCGTTAAGATAATGCTGTGTGGACAACGTGGGGGCAAGAAATGCCACATACAATAGACCCATAAATATCACAAACAACATAGCATCCTGGAGTTTAGGACCGTCACTCATTTTAGTTATAATATAATAATATATTATTTATCTTGCACATGTTTTTTACAAAAAGGTGTTCTTTCTTCTATTCGTTCATAAATACCCAAACCAATGGCATGACTACGTAATTCATCAAATGCTTTCCAAAACTTTTTAGAATGTGAATACTCACCTACCATACAATGAGCCAATTCATGTAATAAAACGTGGAATATCTGATTGGCAGTTCCATCTATACATATTCCTATCTCATGTCCCTTATTTACATTATAACCTATGTATCCATTGGTACGAGTTCGTGCTGTAATTGGTATTTCGTCTTTTATTTTTCCGTGCTCTTCTCCGAGACTTTCACGCAATATTTTATATTTTTCTTTAACTTCCCTGAGTACCTCCGGAACAGTTGTATTGTAAATAATCACTATATTAATTATTAATAACAGAACTAGTACTATCATTTTTATATACAAATATAAATTTGCTATACAATTCGGATATATAACCGTTCAACCTTTCCCATGTTTGTAGTTTAAATCCCATGTCCTCTAGCTTTGTTATTAATTGGTCTTTGTGTGCTATGGGTTCAGCTTTTGGCCCGTCATCATAATATGGTGTGTCTATTAAATGAACCCAAAGGTTTTCTCCAAAGTTTCCAGAACTCTCTTCTTTCATCATAAAAAAGTTTCCCTTATCATCCTTATATGGGGTTTTAAAAATTATCCTCTCTGAGTCCGGTATAATACCAATTAATTTACCTCCTGGTTTCATCCTTTTCCTGACTTCCCTTAGGGATTTATTGAACAGATCATAAGATTTGAAAATATAATGAAGTGAAAAATTATAGCATATAATATCATATTTTCGATTTGGACAATCGAATATATCACCTAGGTAAAAGTTTACCCTCATTTTCATATTTTTCGCTCTATTTTTCGCTTCATCCAATGCTTCTTCACTTGGTTCGCACATGTTTATATTTGCACCTGCATGTCTCCATTTTTGTAAATCACCTCCAAAACCACAACCGACATCAAGTATAGAATCACCCTTTCGAGTTACTCGATCTATCAATTCCTTCTTGTGGTCGTTATGGTATCTTCGTAATTGATCCATATTTCTTATGATTTATAGATTTTAATGTTTAACTTAGGTTAATTTTATTTAAAGATTATGAATTATAGTTAGTCATAATGGGATCTCTTGAACAAGATTACACTACTGTCCCTGGTCAGGTTTTTGCCTGCCTTTCCGTCGTGGGACCCGAGGCGCCTCAGAAAAATGACAAGTTTGGAATTAAGATTCGAGGAGCGTTTGCAACTCGTGAAGAAGCAGCTAGCCACGCGAAGCGCTTACAGAAGGAAGATGCAACGTTTGACATCTATGTGGTAGACATGTATAAATGGCTTCTCATTCCACCCGACCCTTCTAAAATTGAGGATGCTCACTATACAAACGAGAAACTTGAAGAGCTTATGACCGGTTACAAGGAGAATCAGGCTCTCGCCGCTAAAATGTTTAATGAACGCAAGTCAGATCTTCAGAAACGCGATCACTATTTCAAAGCAGGAGACGAAAACTCTAAGTTTTACAATAAACCAGATGAACCACCCATCAGCCACCCTGCCGAAGTCCTCGAAAGATTGCAGAAGGAAAAGCCTGATGCAAAAATGGAAGACCTTGTGAAGGAGGCTGATGAAATTGTAAAGAAGGAAATTGAGGAGAGGCAAAAGGCTCGTGAAGCCACACAGTCTATCGCAGAAGGTGATGAAGAAGCAGTCATTGAGGAAGATAAAAAGGGTAAGACTCCTATTGAGTAATTAATTTATAAATAAACAAAAAATAAAACTTGTTTTTATAAAATATTTATTTATATTATATAAAAACAATGATGTACCAAATAATTGAGATGATATTGCTCATCTCTATACTTGCGTTACTAGTTTACGAGTTCTATTTCCGATACAAGGGTCCTGGTAATCCACCACCGATAGATTCTTTAACAGAAGACGAAGTTAAAGCATCAGAGTTATTTGATCAGAATAAAGTTGATCCACTGGTAAACAGGTTTAACCAGGACGAAGTATCACGGGCTGCATTGTTTTCCCCATGAAAAATCCTAAAATAAATGCAACAAAAATTATTATATACGCTGTTTTGTCTAGATGTGAAAAAAAATCATTTTGCACCGGTGGTGGCTGAATATATTCTTGGGGTGGCTGAGGATGGTGCATATAATAAAGCTGTTGATCCTGTTCACTGACGGGTTCATCATTCTTTAAGTCATTTGGATTATAATCAATGGGTTCACCTATATCAGTATTCATATGTAATATTATTTAATTATTTTTTTAAGCTTCCTCACTATCAGATTCATCATCATCATCAACCACAAAACCCTTTAAATTACCATTTTCATCGGCATCCGAATCATCCTCTTCTTCGTCGGTATCATATTCAGAATCTTCGTCTAGTAATTCCTCGTCATAATCATCGGAATCATAGTCATCGCTACCGTAATCATCCTCTGGTTGTTCCGTAGGTTCAAACTTCTCGGGGGTCTTTCTAAGTCTAATAGAATGTCTAACAGTCATTATATAAATATATAAGTATTCTTTTTAATTGTATTCTTCGTAAATATTTATATAAAGATAATCATCCTCGTTCTCTTCATATATAAGTCTATCTTTTTTTACCATATTATTTACATCGAAAAATATTTTTCAATTTTAGAAGCTATAATGTTTATATCAGCTTCAATATCTTCATCAACATCATCTAGGTACAGGGGGAGGGCCTTCAATTGATGTAATGCTCGTCTAAGCATCTGGAGTGATATATCTGGGTGAGCTTTCTTACTATTTTCCGCCATTCTTATATTTGAAAAAAAGTTTCCATAAATACCTTCATCAATGTATGAATATTTTTTAGATTCTAGTAACAAAAGATCTAATTCATCTTCTTCATTTTTTTTTATTTTAGGGTTCAGTAGTCTTGTGAGCATATATGTTCCTATAGTAAAAAAAACTAGATAGGCAATCATTTTAATGTATTAACAATTTTATCTATAAGTATATGTTGTCTCGTTTTGCATTTACAAACTTGTCGAATTGTTTTTTTATCAATTGAAAATTGAACATTTTCAGTATTACAAGATGAACATATATATTCACTATGTACAGTATATTTCCCTTTACCCTTTTCCCTATTTATATTTTTCAGTGTAATATCAGTACTAATTATATATTTTTGAATATATTTTTGTAATAATTCCAGGGATTCAGTTTCACCAGGTTTAACTTGTACCTTTTTTGTATTATAAGTCGGTACTTTATCTTCATACAAGAGCCTCAAAATCTTAGAACTCAAAAAATGTCTTCTACCCGAAAAGTCTTTACAGAAACCATGGTGCCTCCCCCTATTTGTTTCACATCTACAAAAACATTTCTGAACTATCGTGTTATTGTCTATGTGAAACCACACATGGTTAGATGAATGCTCCCTCTTAAGATTTTCACAATACTTAGAGTTTGAACTCACGAGATAATGGTTTTTATGTACATATATTTTCGTGACTTCCATATTAGATTGACCATCCATGTTTTTCCTAATGAAAGTCTGTATTTCTTGACATATAGTAGAATCTTCCAACTCATTTTTCATTTGGGCTGCGGTGAGGGTACCTTCCTTTCTCGTGGCACCTTCTACCGTGACAAAGTTAGTTTCTTGTGTCCTCAATGTCACCGCCCATAGCATATCGACACTAGGTTCCTTATCAATTTCCATGAGCATGGGGAAGGGACCGGAGGTATATTTGAAAAGAGGTACATACATCCCTTG